GATTCAGGTCCATTAGAGTAGGGGATAAAGTCTGCTGCCAGGTTAATACCAGCTAGCGCACTCAGGTTGGCGTCGAAAGGCTGTACGTCGGACCCCGTAGCAACACCTAGGTTCGCTCGGGCTACGGATACCGACGTTAGGTCACTCAGGTTGTTGGCAGCGAGCATGTCGCCCGTACCGGAACCCGTGGGGCCACGCAGGTTCAGTCCCGCCAATGTCCACTCGGACGCATCACGCCCCCAGACATCACCGATACCACCAACAGCCCCTACGCCCTTCTGGAGGTAGAAGTCCCCTGAGGCACCTAGGACACTGGTGGGATCCACAGACCCCTGGAACCATAGAGATCCCACTCCGCCCTCTGCAAAGAGGTCCCAGTTGACGAGACCATCCGGGGCGTCACCCGTGTTAGCGCCCGTAGCGATGTAGGCTGTACCTAGGTACTCTACGGCGTCGTGGATCTCGTAGGAAGTGGCGATGTCCCATGTGCCCATCCACTCAACCTTGGCCACCTGGGCCGCTAGGGCGCTGGCTGCGGCTTCTTCTGCACTCGTAGCACTATCTTCGGTGAAGGTAGAGGACACGTATGCTTCTTCCTGGGAGGCGTAGATCGCCTGCAGGGCTATGCTATTCAAGTTGGTCTGGGTAAATACGGACCCATTCGTGAATATGGTGATTAGTGTTAGAGGTGTTACCCGCCTAATTAATATTGCCGTAGCGTCGGCGGGTGCGGGGTCGATAACAGCAATGCTAGTGCCAGCGAATGTGAAGTCAGTGGTGACCGAGTCCACGGTGCAATCGACGTGATCCGTGTCGAGGTATGGAAACGGTATAGGGTAGTCTGTCTGGGTGCCATTGCCGATATATGCGCCTGGAATATAGTTTGTAGCCAATATAGTCCCTCTCACATGCAAAAACCCAGACACGCAATAATATGTCGCGCCTGGGTGGCCGTACAGAGCGTTCCTAGGGTGCCCTGGTATGATTCTACCTGGAACTCTAGCGGCTCTGTACGGCCGGTTATGGTGATCTAGCCGTCATCTTCCGGTAAACCGGACATCATCTGGCTGTAGAGGTATTGAAACGGTAGAAAGTTCTGGAAGGGAGCTAGGGAACGTATCGCCGCAGCATCTTCCTGATCAAAATCGTCACTGGTACTGGTCAACGGACCAATTATCCTTCCTGTAGCGTACGAGGCCTTGTCTATGAAGTCAAGCGTGGGGTTACCCAGCAGACCTGTACCAAGCCCTGTTGACCGGAAGTCGAAGATCGGATCTTGACCGACTAGCCCAGCGGCGAAGTCAGCGCCAACTGGTATTAGGGTAGCGAACCCTGATCGCTGGAACGCTGCGAGTCCAATGCTCTCGTAGGACAGGTTGCGCTCCAGGTACTCCTCACGTTTGTCCTCAGGCATGGCTACTGCCCTTATGTGTGACTGGACCATCCACGTCAAGCCCGCCAGAACGGTGGACATAGTGAATGTCGAGAAGGTCGCGAAGTCCTTCATGTGGATGTTGTAGAGGAATTGCTTCTCCCACGCTCCAACCATGAAGGTCCTGAACTGAGTGAGCACCCGGGCGACGGGCTTTGACATCCACAGCATCATCTGACCGGGGTCATTCTGCTGCACGATCCTCCGCCCTTCCCGGAACAGCGCCTTGTCGAATGCTGTCCTGGCCTCCATATCAGTCCACTTGTCGAGGTTGAGCCTGCCGACCCTCCGACCCGATGGACCCTCTAGGCGGGTACTGTGGATGCGGAACTCCGACAGGATTCCCTTCAGATCGGCGTCACTCAGGCCCATGGCCCGCAAGCGATTGCCCACTGACTTAGGGATACCCTTCGTCGACGTAGAGAGGTCGGCGTAACGGTGAACGATGGCTCGCATGGCCCACCGGTTCATCAAGGTGTTCACTGGAGCCATGCCTGAGATATCTGACATGAGGGCTTGCCCCTTGTCCATCAGGTTATCGACTGTCCGTGCACGCGGTGATTGACCACCGATGGTAGCGGGGGATCCCCACTCCGTCATGCGGGTGTACATCTGAGCGGTTAGTCGCTCCGCACCCAGGCCCGAGACGGCCTCCAGCTCATCGATCAGCTCGTCACCGACCCTGCCTGTCTTGATGTTTCTCCTTAGAGCCCGTAGTGAGGGCATGCTGGTTACAGCTGCTCGCCACCCGGTCTGGCTCAGGATGTTCCCAAACTCTGGGATCTGAGCGAAACCTAGCTGACCTGCTACCCGAAGGAACTGGAACTTACGTAGGAACCGCATAACCTCGGCACCCTTACCAGTCTCTCCGGGATCCGCACGACCTAGGATCTGATCATGGAGCCAGTTGAGGCGGTCGACAGAAGCTTTCGCCTCGCCTACCGTATCACCCCGACCACCAAGCTGCGCCCACGAGGCACGGATCTTGTTGACGGCTTCCTCCCATTCGGCCTGGCTAGTGATACCATTGATCACATCTGGCCGGCCGGGCTTTCCCTCGACACGGATTTGACCACGTGCCACTAGGCCAGACATCTCCCGGCTGTACCGATTCACAACGTCTTCGATGTTGTTGTTCAGTAGGCTGGAGATACGGACGTTCTCGAGGTTGCCGGTCTTCCGACTGGCTACAGCGATCTCGTAGTTCTCGTCCAGCCACAGGCGGCGCTTGCCACGGGCATGGGCTCCGCTGTCACTCGGGGATCGGGCTTTGCGGGCCGCTAGGGCGTTGACCACGTAGTCGACACCATCGGCATCCAGTATGTCCCCTAGGAACTCCTTGAGGGCATCTGGGTCCCCTTCCAGGGTACGGGAGAACGCTGCGTCCTCGCCGTAGGCCAACCGGGTGATCCGATCAACGTAGCCCTTGGCGATCCTATCGATCATCTCCTCACTAGCATCCGTCAGGTTCTCCCTGAGGCTGCCACCAATCATGCGGCGCATCCCTGCGGTGCCGTAGGTATCCACGAACTCGTTCACACGAGATGCGTCGATGTACCGGGGGATGTAGTTTGGGTTAGCCTCGACGTTCTCGAAGCCCTTGACCGCCCGCATGGTACGTCCATTCAGGAGGCCGGGGTTCTGAGCGAGCTCGCGGAAGTCATTGGTCAGGCGTCGGAACGTCTCGACTACCTGGTTCACTTCCGGATCCCACCGGGCCGTAGGGTCAGCCGACCGGACTGCATCAGCCACCATACCACCGAACGTGTTTCGGAGGGTACTGCGTTGACGTAGGCTCCAGCGACTGGCCCCCTGGTTGCCCATCCACGACTCCAGGGCAGGCTCATACGACCGTCGGAAGTTAGTCACCGATCGGTTGAACACCTGCTGCTGGACTTCCGTGGCGCCAACCGAGGTGGCCCGGGTACGATCGGCATTGCCAACCGCGTCCTCTGCCAACTGGCTCGACAGGGCACGGACAGCGGAGTTCCTACTGGACATGAGGCGACCCATGGCAGAGAACCTTAGGCCACCCAGCGCCGTAACGGGGGCGGTCGAGGTCTGCTCCAGTAGATCATCAGCATCGCGGCTTAGGGGATCATTGGGCCTCACTGGGGACACTGCGGCACCGACCGTCTGGCCGGGTACATCGCCTCCCGCTCTCGCGCGATCGACGTCACCCATCATGGAGCGACCGGCACCACGCCACTCAGCACCACGAGACAGGCCACCGATCAGGCCCCCGAGCACTGCTCCACCAGCGGCGGCGTAAGCAATGTCTAGGTTATCACCGGTGGGCTTCAGGGCTACCAGGGCGCTTTCGTAGGCCGCGTTGAAGGCCGAGGCGGAACCGCCGGCCATGAGGGCCCTACGTGCACGGTTGCCCTGCCGAGCTATCGACAAGGCGCCACCGACTGGGATGAAGTTCACTGGGTCAATGAAGCCAGCAGCGACAGATGCCGCCGTGCCCCACCCACCAGCCGAGGCCAGGATACGCTCCTGCTCCACGGACTCGAGGGTACGGGCCAAGATGAACTCAGCCTGGGCTGCGGACTCTGCGGCTCGGAAGTTGTCACGTAGGTGCTCGGGGACCTCGGATAGCATCTCCTCCATGAGGTCGGGATCGGGCACCCAAGTGGGGTCCGGTGCGGGGGCACCACCCTCTTCGAAGGCCTGGACCAGGAGCCAGTTCTGTGCGATTGCGGCACCGGCTACCTCCTGGATTCCAGGGCCATCCCCTTGGCTCTCACGGAGAGTACTGAAGGGTATGGGGGCCGGGGCCCGGGTGTTAGCGATCCAGTCCACCTGCCCAGGAGCCGCCACAACAGCGTCCTCTAGAGCAGGCTCAATGGCCTCAAGGGCCTCTGGGACTGGGTTGAGGGTAGGGACTTCGGCGGTAGGGAACTGGCCACCGGTGTATGTCGCGGTGAACGATTCGAAGGTTACCGGGTCGTTGTCCCTGTACTGATTGTAGAAGTTATGGTTGCCGAGCACCCGGGTAGGGATGTTGCCCGTCCCGAAGTTGGTGCCCCGCTCGTTGGTGATCGTTGGGTTGAGGAAGAAAGTGGCCCCACCAGAGTAGTCCTGGTAGTCACCCAGCAGCGCTAAGATCTCGTCGCGCACGTAGGGGGGCGCATTAGGAAGCGCGGACACCGAGCCGGCACGCATTACTGGCTCAAACTGTCCAGGCTGCTCTATCACGCCCAGAACATTGTCGGCGAATCCCGCCTGGGATCCAGCGGCTACTCTGTTTAACACCGTGTTGACGACTGCCATACGGCCTGGAGTACCGGCATCGTTGCCGGCCTCGTTCCAGGCTATGGAAGACAGTGCGCTCAGCGCGGAGTCTGTGAGGTTAATCTCTGTCACTTAGTTAATCCTTTATTGGACTCTAAAGTCCGCAGGGTTATAAGGCTCGACACCTAGGGTAGGTCCAAGTCCCGAACCGTGTCCGATGTCCGTAGTCCACTCAGCACTATACCGAGATGACCTGTCGTTGATGTAAGCGAGGATCTCATCTCGCTGGGCAGTCTCGTAAGCGTCCCAATTTGATTCCATGTCAGCGATGAAGTGGACACCACCGATCTGATCGTCACCTATGGGGCCGCCATTGCGAGCGTACACGAACCACCGGTTGCCGTCAACACCCTCACGGGTCAGATAGACATCCTCGGTATCCATGCCCTCTTGCCGGGCGATGTTGTCCAGGTAAGCCGTTGCTACCATACCGAAGTTCTCTGGCAGGGTTGCGTCGTTTGTCTGGATGTAGGCACCGTTCAGAAGCATGGTCCGTTGCTCGTACGACGTCACGGCGGCTGTTACAGCCTCCTCGACCGTGTACCGGCCACTGGCGAATAGGCCGCGGGCCAGGGGACCCACGTCAGACAGGACCTGCCCGGCGTTGGTAGCTTCCGAGAGCTGGTCGTTGATCTGCTCGTTGATCGCTCCCGCTGGAACACTGAGACCCGCCCGTGCCGTGAAGGAGGCGCGGATGGTGTCATTCATGGCCTGGTCTGGAGTTAGGCCTGAGTTGCTGAGAGTCCTGTGGAGCTCGTAGAACCGCCCGACCTCGCTGTTCGCTGTCAGCTGGCCCACGTAGTTGGGGGCTATGGCGAAGAGGTTGTTGTAGAGATCGAAGGCTTCCTTGAGGGTCTCGTTGGTCTCTCCACCGGCATCCTCGGGGATCGCTGAGTACGCGGTGTTCAGGGTACCAGCCCACGTCTGATTGGTGATACCGTTGTCAGCGTGCATCCTAACTATGTAGGCTTCCTGCTGGGCCTGGCTATCGGGCCACCGGCGTTCGGCGTCCATTGTAGCCTGCTCGATCACGAAGATGTCGCGGGCTCTCTCGCTCGGCCAGCTAATTCTCTCCTCGTCGGGCGTACCCGCAAAGATGGTTACCTCGGTCTCGTCCAGTGGAATCCTGCCAAGGCGACCTGCGTTAGCATCCGACATGACAGACTGCTCCAGCCCACCACGGGCATCAGCTCGTACTAGACCGACCCGTATCTCACGCTCCTGTGCGACAACGGCTCTCTGGTTGCGGACCTGAAGGCTTCGGCGGGCAGGCTCACTCAGCCACCCATCGCCACCGTCAAAAGCCGCATCGACCTCTGCCGTCTCCAGTTGCCCGGATTCTGCCTCAAGGCCCCATCGTGCTTGGTTATCGGAGTTGAGATTGGCTTGGTCAACGTTGCTTACATTCAATGCGGTAACGCGGGCTCCTGCCGCACGGTTACGGTACTGGGTGATTCCACCGAGTGGTCCAGCGTCTGGTCCTAGATGGCTATCAAGCAGTAGGTCTACAAGCTCTGTCTCACCCTCAGCAGCAAAGTTCTCCACGAGGCCCATTATGATCTCGTTCTGCTGCGGGCGGGATACTCCTAGTAGGCTCGAGACACCGTCACGGCCGTTGATGATGCCTGCCACTATGGTTGCGGGGCTGGCTCCCTCTGCGATGCCGGCTTCCATCTCGCTGCGCCAGGACATGTACACTTCGCTCTGTGCTACCTCTGAGGCCTGCTCGTTCAAGGCTTCGTCGTGGCCTACCCGCAGACGATCGGTTATCTCCCGAGTGGCACCGTTATAGCCACTGAGGAAGTCCGTGTCTTCTGAGAGATCGGCATCCTGACTGAAACCTTCAGATAGGAACTGATCGATGTTGACCGCGGACGGGTCAGCAATGTTGCCGTACTCTGACACTAGTCTCCGAACTCTCTCGAAGCCCACCCGCCGACCCACCAGGGTCTGCATGGCACGACGTCGGTAGGGATCTTCGAACTCATTGATCTCACCGTTGGCTACCAGAGCGTGGACCTGGTCTGGACTCATGGAGTTCAGCTCGGTCTCGGCTTTGATCTGGGCCTCTCTGGTGCGGTCCGCGTTGATCGTCTGGAACAGCTCACCAAGCGCCCCTCCGCCCACGTCGAGTCCCCGGGCGATCTTGAATGCCTCGGTCTCTTGCTGGTTGAAGGGGCGTGGCGGGGCCACGAAGGTGTCCACAGGAGTCGCGCGGGGCCTCAGGGTAGCTGAGGGGTTAGGGTCTACGTTCACTTGCTGACGGGCAGCGGGTGGGCGTCCACCACTACGTGCCGTGCGTTGGCGTCTTAGGCCACTCAGGGTCTCAGCCATTGTATCTCCGTTGTTAGCTTGGGTTGCTTGAGTTGCGGCGGTAGTTGTTGTAGGCGCTCGCTCCTCCACCGATCAGCTGAAGGCCAGTACCAAACACGCTCGGATAGTTCGGGCGGGGCAGCTGGTTGATTCGGCTCTGGGCACCGGCGGTTACACCTCGGGCCTGTAGGCCTAGCTGGTTCTCAGTGTTTCTGAGATCCCGGCCGATGATGGTCCGATCTCTACCGAACGACCGTCCGATGTCACTGATCAGAGTGTTGACCGAGTTGCCGGTAACGCCACCCTCACCAGCCGCTGTAAAGGCGCGGGACTGGGCAGCTCTCTGGCTGCGGGTTGCGGACTGCGAGGCTATGCTTGCGGCTTCGCGCTCCTGCCCGACTCGGGTGTTGATCGTCTGGTGCTGAAGGATGGCCGATTGCCTGGCCGAGTCAGCCGCAGACTGGTTTGCAGCGGTTTGGGACTGGGCAGCCTGCTGGCTACCTAGGAAACCCAACCCGGTCGACGCTGTCGAGACACCTAGTCCGATAGCGGCAATTGTTACGGGGTCACACATTGATATGTCTCTCTCTTGAAATAAATGAACTCCCTCTCCTCGACACCGTAGATCGTCCTGTGGACCTCACTGAAGCCAGACCATTCCAGCCACCGGTGGTGGAGGGTGTTCCGTGCATCTGATAGTGTCCACAGTACCCCGGATGGGGGCTCTAGGTATTCGAGGAAGTCGGCTGCGTCCCTAAGGAACTCTCGGGTGTTGGCTCTGATGGCATTGGTACCAAGCAACCAGACGTATGTGCCGTAGTCGGGTACCTCGTGCGCACCCAGCATGCATCCGATGTCTCCGTTATCGAACCGGCCGGTGTAGGCCCCCAACTCCAGCCCTACTGTGAGGGCCTCGGTCGGGGACACACCGGAGTTCGCGGAGATCTCGGCGACATCTGCTAGGCGTAGCAGCGGTACGATTTCGATCACGTCCGCCATGGTTGACTCAGTAACGATTGACATGGGTTATCCTATATCTGCGTAGGTGCCCTGCCACTCCAGGGATAGGAGGTTGAAGGGTGCAAAGCTATCATTGACGATCTTTATTAGTGCTTCGTTGTTCCTACCTCCTACGGACACGATCAGAGTCCCATCAGCTAGCGGAAGGTCGCTTACCCCATACCGGGGATCACTCACGAGGTAACCCGTGAACTCATACGTACTCAGGCCCACTTGGCTCCCTTCGACCTGGACTCGGCCATAGGGGAAGACCTCGACGCGGAAGTAGCCTGATCGGGCATAGGATAGATATAAGGTGTCTATCATTGTCCGTCCACCTACAACAGCTCGCTCAGCGCCGGGTTGCCCCGAGCGGATGAAGATCGGGCTGAGTTGGTAGGTGGCAGCGTACTTCTGACCAAGGACCAGGTGGTAGTCCGTGAAATCCCCACCGGGCACGGTGATCAAGGTTGATTGGGATGATCCTGAGGTGCTCTCGAGGACTAGCCCCGGTGATTCCTCACCACCAAAGCCTACCACGACTTCCATATCTGCGGCGCTGCCGTAGGGTAGAGTGAATATCGTTTCGTCCCTTCTGCTATTGTAGAAGCTATTTAAGTCCCCACTCAGCACTTGCCGATCCAGATGGAAGATGTAGTTCGAATCGGCCACATTCTCGACTGGGCTGGGCTCCAGGTTCATGACCTCCAGGTGGACAGAGTTGTCCTCCGGGTACTGGGCCAGGATGTAGAGGTTGGATTGGATGAAGTCAGCGTTGAGGATCTTGGTTCCCGTTGGGAAGACCCACTTTCCCCAGGCGCTCTGGAACTTTTCACTGCCCTGCCAGAACCAAGAGTACAGGTAGATCTCGTTCTCCGCGTCCCTGGACAGTGCTACCAGCAGGCTCTCGTTCGTGCTTGCTGCCATCTTGAACAGGTTACGGGGGATCAGCCGAGGAACCTGTGACGATATGTTGACAGCGTCAAGGATCTCCGTCTGGTTCTCCACGATGTACTCCTTGACCGCGCTGAATAGCCCTCTCGTAGTCGTGAAGAATACGCTTCGGCCAGCACCCACCGGGCGGACTAGCTTGTCGTTTTCGTACTCCGTAGCGACGGTGATAGAGGCTGTAGTAGAGGTAAGGAGGTCCCCGCCAGTGTCCAGGGTGAACTGGGTCTGGTCGGCGAACAGGATCAAGCTCTCGTTGAAGGGGACCGCGTGGCTAAGGATGGATACCTTAGTATGGGCCACGCCGAGATCGATGGGGTCATCGTCTAGGATCTGAGAGACAGTAGGACGGAATAGATCGAAGAACAATCCAGCTCGGCTGAATATCACGTTCTCGTCGGCAATGAAGCCTAGCCTGTTTCTATGGAAGAACACGTCTGCGACCTTCTTGCCTATGAAGCTGGGCAGCGGGTTCGAGTCGTCGTCACCAACAACCCTATCCAGGTATGGCACGTTCATGAATGTGAAGGTACCGTCTGCGTTACTGATCAGCTGGTGAGGGAGTGTGCTGCTGTCAAGGGCAAACTTGACTCCCAAGGCAAGGGTCTCTTTCCAAGCCTTCTCACCATTATCCCACTGAATGTAGTAGGCGTCATCACCCACCCCTGGGTCACCCTCGATCTTGACGTGGAATCCGTCTATGAAGAACGTCTTTGGGAGATCCTGGAATATCTGGGCTTGGCCCTTGAACACAAGGACGTTCTCGCCACCGAAGGAATCAGAGACGGTTATATCAAAGTCCGTGTCCTCCACGTTCCGGATGTAGATCTGGCTGCCATACTGA